AACTGCTCTATCACCTAATAATTCAAGTGATAATAGTGCTTTTGCTTTATCTGCCTGTGCAGACGTACGTAACATATCTATTAATTTGTTCATTTTAAAATTTTAGTTATTTCTTTTTTTTCTAATCCTCTGTTGGTTAATATACGACGAATCTCTGGAGTAGCCAATATATTTATATATTCCTTTGATTCTTTAAGAGAACATTGGAAGTGTTCTTTAATGTGGGTTGTTAAATCTTTATTAGGTTGTTTTACTTTGGATTTAACATATTTACTCCATTTATTATTTTTAGGAATAAATTCCCTATATATATTGTAAATCATTCTTTTTTCTTGTGGGGGAAAGTCTTGAACATAATTTACAATTTCTAAATAATCAGGATTCATAGATAAAAACCTATGTATCATATAACTGTTCCAAACCTCCCAGTCTTTATCTGTAAAGGATTCAACTGGTGGTTTGGTGTTATTAATTGCTTTTAACCAATCAAAGATGTTTTTCATTTAGCAAAGTTCGTCTTCTAATTCCTTTCTTAAATCTCTTGGAACTGAATCTTTTAAGATCTTTTTAGTTGAAGGATCATAAAAAATTGGAATTGGAAGTAATGCATCTTCTTCTGATCCTGTTACAAATTTAGATACCTTACGTAAAATTACTCCTTGTTGGAATACACTTCCACCATCAAAATTTTTTACTTCAGTGGTGTTTTTCAAATCAATGGGTGGCATTTGTGCCTCTGGTTGTTGCATAATTATTTATTATTTAATATTTGTTGGATTAACGACATTGTATTTATTTCCTTGTCGATTCGGAAATTTGCTTTATATTGGTGTTCATTTATTAAAATGGCTGCTGTACCTTCTTTATTTTGTAAGTATTCAGATGCACGTTCGTATAATGATTTAAATAATTCATCAAAATCATCTACATTAGCATCAGCTATAATTTGACGTATATCATTATAACAATCTATTTTGTTGTGTTTAGATCCCTCTGATAATGCATTAATAACTTTATCTATATAATTAGATGATACTAATACTGATTGGTCTAGTTTTAATGTATTATCCTGTGTAGATAGCTGTATAGTATTAATACACTTACGTAAATCAGGATAATATTGGTTAACTAAAGGTACTAAATCATTTATATTATGTTCAATAGATTCTTGTTGTAGTATCCAATTTAAATGTTTAGCAACATCTTTTTTAGTTGGAGGAACAATTTTAAGTACTTGACATCTAGATTGTAAAGGATCAATAATACGCTCTACAAAATTGCAAGTCATAATAAAACGCGTCGTACGTGAGAAAGTTTCGATAATATTACGGAGTGAAGCTTGCGCTTGGATAGTAAGAAAATCAGCTTCATCCAAAATGACCACTTTAAGTGGTTTAAAAGAAGCAACGCTTGCAAATCCTTGCACTTTATCACGAATCGTTTCAATACCTCTTTCATCCGAGGCGTTAATATAAAGATGATCGCAATCAAGATTTTGAACACAAAGTTTTGCCAAAGTAGTTTTTCCTGTACCAGCTGGTCCATAAAATATTAAGTTTTGAATATCATTCTGGTCTAAATATTTGGAAATAGATTTTTTAATATTTTCATTACCAACATAATTTTTTAAATTAGATGGTCTATATTTCTCTACTAATAAACTATTCTCCTGGGTCTGAGTATTCGCCATATAAACTATAAGTTTTAATTGGTTCTGGTTTTACTTCTATTTCTTCGGCATTAATTGCATATAATTTACTACTTAGAGGTTCTAGTCGATAATGACCTTTAAACCCTGTTTTTCGCATATATGCTTCTAAAGCATCTGTTATACTATCATGTATTGTACCTTGAGGTTCATCTACTAACTGCCAACGATCCCCAGGGGGTTGTCTTAGGGCTATTAATATCTTATCTTCAATAATTTCTATTTCCATGTTATTTAATATAATAAAAATAAATGGGGGAGACAAGCTCCCCCACATATTTACTTAGACTCTGCTACAGATGCTTTTTTATAATCTGTAATTACTCTTTTAATTGCCTGAGCTGCTTTTCTAGCTCTTGCTTGTGATGCTTTTGTTTTTCCATCGTTTTCCGCTGCTAAGATATTGAAGTTTTCTTCAATAACCTCAAAAATTTCCTGTTTTGTCATTTTTTTACTTATTTATTTATTAATTATTAATTATTACATCATCCCCATCATAGACGGATCCATTTGAGGTTGATTGTTACTATCTTCACTTATTTCATTTACTACTGTACATTCAGTCAATAGAACTGTACCTGCGACAGAGGCTGCATTTTGAAGGGCAGTACGTGATACCTTGGTTGGGTCAATAATACCTGCTTCTTTCATATTAACTGTTTCTTCATTTTTAATATTAAATCCGGCCCAAGTATCGTTACCTGAGTTAACTAAATTATCGGCTAAAATTTGTCCTTTTACTTCATCAAAACCAGCATTAACTAAAATTTGGTTAAATGGTTTAGCACAAGCTTCTACTACAATAGCTGCTCCTGTTGAATTAACTTCTATACCTGATGAGGCATATAGTAAAGCTGTTCCACCACCAGGTACTATTCCTTCTTCAATAGCTGCTTTTGTTGCGTGTAAGGCATCATCTACTCTATCTTTCTTTTCCTTCATTTCAGTTTCAGTATTTCCACCTACATGAATAATAGCAACTCCCCCTACAAATTTTGCCAAACGTTCTTGGAGTTTTTCGGTTTCAAAGGGTGTTTGAGATTGTTCTAACTGTTTTTGAAGTTCTTCAATTCTTTTATTAATATCTTCTTCTGTTCCCTTACCATCAACTATAGTAGTTTGTTCTTTTTCTACAGTTACTGTTCTACCTTCACCAAACCATTCCCAAGAAAATTTGTCTAGCTTCATACCCTTATCTTTTGAAAATACTTGTCCACCTGTTGTAACAGCAATATCTTCTAAAATTAATTTACGTCTATCACCAAATTCTGGGGCTTTAACCGCACATACTTTCATTGTGCCTCTCATTTTGTTTACAATTAGAGTAGCTAAAGCTTCTTGATCAATATCTTCTGCTATAATTAAAAGAGACTTTCCTTGAGAGGAAACTGCTTCTAAAATAGGTAATAACTCTTTTACTTGAGTAATTTTATTTTCAGATAATAATATTAATGGGTTTTCTAAAGTAGCTGACATTGTATTGTTATTAGTAACAAAATAAGGAGATTTATAACCTCTATTAAATTGCATACCTTCAACTGTTTCTAAGTAAGTTTCTCCTGTACGAGATTCTTCAATATGAACAACACCTTCCATTCCCACTTTTTCTATTGCGGTAGATATTAATTTTCCTACTTCTGGATCATTATTAGCTGAGATGCTTGCTATTTGTTCTAATTGTTCTTCGCTTGAAATATCTTCTGATATTTTATTTCTTAGATTGTCTATTACTATTTTAACTGTAGAATCAATGTCTCTTTTGATTTGTACAGCATTTTCATTGTTATTTAAAGCATTTAAACCGTTTTTAATCATTTCACGGGCTAATAAAGTAGAAGTTGTTGTTCCATCTCCTGCTTTTTCTGCAGTTTTAATAGCTGCTTGTTTAACCAATTGTACTCCTAATTCTTGTTCAGGGTTTGATAAAGTAATAGATTTTGCAACTGTAACTCCATCTTTTGTAGATTGGGGAGATCCTTGATCATTTGCAATTACTACATTTCTACCATTTGGTCCTAAGGTTGACACAACAGCATCTGCTAAAACATCAATTCCTTTTACTAAATTTTTTCGAGCTTCTGCTCCTAATGTAACTTGTTTACTCATTTTCTGTTATTTTTGCTAAAATTTGATTACCTGGTCCTACATAATATTCTTCACCATCATAAGGTAGTTTTGTAAACCCCATAGTGGGTAATACTACTTTATCCCCTAAATTTAATGGTAGGGGAATTATAGTACCATCAGGGAGCATCTTACCAGGTCCAACGGAGACTATCTCTGCGGTTTCATTTTTTTCTTTACCCAAATCTGGGACAATAATACCACCATATGTGGTTTCTTCTGCTTCTATCGGTTTAACGATAACAGCATCAAATAGTGCTTCTAAGGCCATCTGTATAATTTTTAATGTTAGTACTTATTTTTAGATAATTGTTAATATATTCTTCTAAACTATCAAAATTACCTATATCTGCTTTTAGATTAGCTATTTTTTGTAACGCTTGATCCATATTAGCAAAATAATATAATGATTTTTCATATGTTTTTGCTTTACCTTTAGCCCTAAAATGGGAGGCATCAGAGGTTACATTTTGTTTTACAGTATAACTGTATTCATCTTTAGTAATAAAGAATGGTTCTAGCAAAGGGTCGGTAATAGTCTGAATAGACTTTCTTTTTGTTGTCATATAACTTATTTATTTAGACGTGAATATACGAATAATATTGCGCTAGGACACGCTTTTTTGTGTATACCTTTATTTAATTTTAATTGTTTTTGCTTTTTTAGATTCCGAAATTGGAATAAATAGATGAAGCAAACCATCTTTCATTTCTGCCTCTAATTTCTCAAGTTCGAATTTAGCTGCTACTTTATAACCTAAGTTAAAAGAACGTTTAGCTAATCCTTTATAGATGTAGCCACTGTAATCAAATTCTTCTTCATTGGGTTTATCGTAGATAATTTTTAAAAGATCTCCATCAATTTCTAGTTGAATATCTTTTTTAGTTAGACCAGTACAGGCAACTTCAAAATGAAGTCCTTCATCGTCATAAAAAATATCTAGTGGGTGTGGTTGTTTGTTTTCAAACGTAGTTGGTTGAAAAGCGCCGTCTGCCTTGAATAGGTTACGGAATAGTAAATCGAACGGTGTACGTTCATTGAATAATGTACTCATATCATTTAGTTTTGTGAGGCCGAAGCTCTCGATTAATTTAATTTAAACATAACAACGCGCCCTAGCTGCAATTTTATGTTCCATTATACATATGTGATTATTCATTTCTAGCGATGAAATATTCACTTTCTGTTTCTGATGTTTTGAAGTTGGCTTTTAACATACCTACTTCTGATATCTTTATTGTGCCACTCTCCATATCTTTATTAGCATTTAATATGTCTTTAAATATATCTGAATCAAATGGTATTTGGATATCTCCTTTAGTAATTCTACCTCTAAGTTGGTAAGTAATCTTATTAGAAAATCCAGTGTTATCACCAAATATAATTTCACATATATTTATACCATCAAAATCTGTAGTTGTGGTAATTAACATATTATTCACATCAGCTAAAGCACTTTTTGCTTTAATTAAATGTGTAATATCTTCACTAGTTAAATCAATTTGTATTTCAAATTCTTCAGGATCTTCATAATAAGTATTTTTACCTAAAATTAGAATATCAGCTAATGAATATGTTAAATCAAAATTTAAATCAGCTATATTCATTTTAGTATAAACAGCCTTAATTTTTTCAAGTGAAATACTTAATTCTCCATTAGTAATAGAAAGTAATTTACTAAGTTTATGAGTATCAAATACACCTAATTCTGCATCCTCGAGATTAAAATTATTATGTATTACCTTACATACTCTACCATTATCACCAGCATAAACTGTTAATTGGTTATCTTTAATACGCCGTTTTACTTGATTATTTAGTCCGTTTAAATAATATTTTGAAATGACTGATGTTAGTGTTGTTTTATTTATCATAATTGTAATATACGAATGTTATTTTATATCTCAAAGGATGCTAATGCATTTGTGTAAGGATTTAAATCTAAAGACCATTGTAAATCGCTAAAAAACCCTTCTAATTTATTTAATAGTATTGAATCAAATACTTTCTGTCTGTCAGCATATCTTTCTAAAAAATCTGCTATTTTCTCAGGTATATCATGATCTTGAAATGCTAAAGCTTCAATTTTATATGGGTTATCTTTTAAGTATATAAATTTAACTTTATCTGCCTGTGTAATTAAGTTATGTTTTTTGTCTAACTGCCATAACCTTAATAAATCATTATAACGAACAGTTGCTCTAACAGGTGCTGGGGCTCCTTTAAGGATTTCAGTAAACATTTCTCCTGCTCTAGTACTTTTACCTGAGTATTTTTCTAGTTTCTTTATGGCTGAAGGATTACCTAATTTAGCAAGGGGGATTGAACCATCAAGTATTGATTTTTTAAATGTTTTGATTTGTTCTAAAACACTATCCTTTTCTTCACCTTTTAATACTTGTTGTAATATATCATTAAAAAAAGGACCCTAAAATAGGTGGAAAATTTGCCTTCATAAACTCTAAACCTTTAATATCTAAAGATTCTTTAGCAATTCCCTCTTGTTTAGTGATCCACTGAGCATAACGACGAGTTGCTCTAAAATAAGCTGAACGAATAACACATTCTGTTTTCATTTCAAGTCTATGTTCAGTTACATTAAAACATTCCCTAGCTAATCTATCATAATCTTCATTGATTACATCCTGGTATTTCATTGCTATTTTTTCTAGAATATCATCTTTTTCTTCTGCTGATAGTTCTTCGAAATTAGGATATAGTTTAAGAAGTAAGGGTTCAGCATTAAAATAATTAGAGTCAGTATCTACATAGGCACAATAATTTTCATCATCTGCATCACATATCCACCAAGGTGTTTCTTCTAAATGTTTCATTAATATTTTTTATATGATTTTTCCTCTACTAAACCTGATGAAGTTATTAAATTTATTATTTTTTTAACTTCACATCTTTTATCATTGGTAATATAAACAGAACGAGCCAATTCTACAAACTCTTTATCAAATCTCTTTTCACGTTCACAATCCCTAATCCAATCTTCTATATCCCAAAGTTCACCATTAATTTTAGCTAATTCAAGATAGTGATTTTGTAATTGACCATCATGCTTTTCAAATAAATCCTGAACTAAAGGGTTTAGGGTATAAAATTCTTTTTGAATATTTACTAATTTTTCTTCGTCTTCAATTTTAAGTAATTTTAACTCTAAAATTGAAATTTTATCGAGTAATTCTCCGTTTGATATTTCTACTAACATATTTTTTATTTTTTAATTCCTAACCCCCAAACATGGTTTTTTGTATTATGTAAGTCTTTAAAGGTAAAATATTTTGAAAGTTTATCTAACCAAAAATCATTATTCTCTATTATTAAATGTAAATTCCTTCCATCAGGGAAATTACTATGGGATGGAACTAAACAAGCAGAAAAGTAAAAGATTTGATTTGTTTTTTGATTAATATGTTCTAAAACATTATCTAATTTTTCTGGTTCTATATGTTCTAAAACATCTAAACATACAGTCATATCACTAGTTAAGGGATCATGGGATAATTTAGGAACTCCAGGTTCATACTCATTTACTAAAAAGGTATGATTTGGATAAGATGAATCTAAAGATATTTTAAAATCAGATTTTCCAGATCCATAATCTAATATAGAATCACAATTATACTCTAAAGCATATTTATATATAAATTTTGTTTTGGATACATTAGATCCACCCCATACTCTATTACTATGGATATGTTCTATATCTTTTCTATAACTATTTGAGATTAAATGATCCATATTAAAATGTTCTTTCACCTGGTAATGGTGGTACTGTTACTGGTTTGTTTCCATTGGAATCTAGATCACTTCTTTCAATTAATTCTACTTTATATTTTATCCCTGCTACTTTAAATGTTCCACCTTGTTTAAGCATTTTTCTAAAGAACTTTTCTTGAATTTCACTCCATTCTTCACTTCTAGTTATTAATTCATCTTTAGAAATGGGTTCTCCATTTACAGTAATTAATTGATTTTTTCTAATAGATTGTTTTTTTAATGTCATCTTTATTTTTTTGGTATAGGATTAGAGATATTAGAAATAAGACCATTCATTAATTTAGAAACTTCTTCTTTATTTGGGTTATTACTAAAATCATAAGTAAGATTCATGGAAAATTTCCAACCATTAGCTTCAGATGAAGGAGTAAAAGTTACTTCAGGGATGACTGGTTTTTTTAATGGTGATTCATTATTAAATTCTGTTATTTCATCAGTAGTACTTACAAATACACCAAAAGCTTTAAAGAGGGGATTTAATAGTCTTTGATAATTATTAAAAACTCTTCTTGGTTGTAAATTTTCCATAATTTATATATTTAATTTTAATTCCCCTCGCATAACTTTATTCATATGTCTATTAGCGCAAAGGGCTGATTCTTGTATTATTCTGTGTCCAGATAAGGTAATGGCTTCACTTAATGTTTGAAAGTTCATACCATATCTAAATGAAGGTAATGCTGTAGCTCCATATAAACTATTAAGTAGAATTTTCATTGTATATTGCATTAAATGATTATATTCACCTAATTCCTTATCTCCTGCTTTATAAGCCTTTTTCATACGGTTTTTATAAACAACTCTTTCTTCAAACCATTTCTTTAGGATAGTAGATAAAACTGATTCCTTATCTGTTCTAAACATTGAACCATTAGCTGCAACTGCTAAATTACTTTGTTCAATCATAGCTATTAGTCTACCAACATTTACATTAGTTTGTTGTCTTTTTTTATTTTCAACTAATAATTCCTCTTCAGGATCACGTTCTTTTAAATCGTTAAGACCCAGTCTATTATTGCGATCATCAGCATCTACAATACGCCCCACAAATGTTTCCTTACCTATGTTTATAGACATTATTATAGATGGATATAGCGAAGTTAAATCTTCATCAAACATATACTTATACAATCCTGCTTTAGGACAGAAAAGATACCCTCCTGCATAACTATCTTTCTTTTGTGGAAATGGTTCTTTTGGAGGTGGAACTATATCTTGGGATAATAGATAAGCTGAAATGGCACCATCTTGAGATATACTATTAGCATACACTTCACTATAATTGTGTTTTCCCTTATGAGATAAATTTTTAGTTAAAGCTAAATACTGTAGTTTTTCATCTAATTTTTGTAAAATTTCAACATCAACAAAGTTATACTGAATAAATTTATGGATATCTGTTTCAAATAATTGATCTAGGTTCCCTTCATATTCAACTTTATTCATACCTACATACTTGGCTCCAATTGCATCTAATTTCCAACTTGGTTCATCCTTCCAACTATATTTTTTATGTAAACGAATATAATCTAAAGATTCGATACCTACAATATCCACATATTGATTTTGTTTAAAGAAATATTTATTATTTTTCTTAGAAACTACTTTACCAATAGGGGATAAATGATCAGCCCAATCTTTACCTATTGTTCTACACATTCTATAATATAAATAAGGTATATCAAAATAATCCGAGTTATAACCTACTAATATATCAGGATCCATTTCTCTTATTGCTTCAACAAACTTAGCTAATAATTCATTTTCGGTAGCACAAGGGATAATTTCTTTGTTTTTATTTTTACCTGTTTTAGTATGTGCTAGTTGACTTTTTTTATCTAAAATAAGAATAGACCAATAATCTTTTTGTTTATCCCACCAAGCAATAGAAGTAATAGGCATAGGAGCATCTTCAATATATTCTTCAGTTAATGCCCCTCCTATTTCACACTCAATATCAAAAAATACTTCTCTATGTCCTTTTGAAGGAACATCATTTACCCCATAACGCTCAACTAAAAACTTTTGATGAGGTTTCATATCATGAAAATGTAAATTAGGGGTGTTTTTAGCACTATAATCAGGATTTTTAGAATAAAACCATTTAGATATAGGTTTTAGGAATTCACCATTTAACCCCTTATGTGTATGTTCTTCTTCAGTACACTCCTGATATACTACATTTCTATAGGGGACTATTTGATGACCACCATCTTCTTCCCATAGATGCATTTCAAAATAATTATCTCCTAATTTTTTACCTTGATAACACTTTTTATACATTATATAAAATTATTTTTTTTAAATTCTTCAAGATGACCATTATAAAATTTTTCCCATTCTTTATCTTTAGGTGGTGTTTTCTCATCTAAACGTATCACATCACCACTTCGTACTTTATCTTGATATTTTTCATAATTCCAAAATAGCTCTTGGATAGTTAATTTTTTACCATCAATTTCGTATACTTTTTTATCTTTCTTACCCATTATATAACTTTTATTTGGGTGAATATACAAAGGCTCCCTACGGGAGCCTAAGTTTTTTACAGATATTCTTTCTTTAATTCTTCTTGTGTAAAGAATTGTTTCAAATCCGGCCTATAGTAATTAATAGACTTCATTACTTTACGATCACGTGTTCTATATACTACGAATCGGTCTTCGATCTGTTCAAAGTGACATGGCTCAGCTTGTTCTTTAGAGCGGAGGGTGACAGTCTCCATGGCTTCCTCTTTAGTGCTACAAGACTTCGACATATTGCTTCCTTGTACTTCTTGATACGCAGGCCATATCTTATCTTTAAGGCCGTGTAACATAGCACCGTTCCCAAGGGAAACATAAGTAATATCACACAAAGCATCCAAAACTTCCACGATGTCTCCGTTTTCGCAAGCCTGTCTATATTCTTCCAATTCTTCAAGTACAAAGTCGTATACGAATTCCCACTCCTTTTTTTCTGGTATTGTTGGTTCATAATTGTTTGGTTTTCCAAACGTGCTATTAAATGTTTCTACTTCATTAACAAAGGGCACGTCGGCTTTGTTAAATAGTTCTAATTGTTTTCCCATGTTTTTTACCAATTTAGTTCTAATATTTGTCCATTAAATCCTTGTCTTGCATCAAAAGGGAAGAAATGGGATAATTTTTCAATATCCCCATAATCATACCCTAACTCAGGAAGTATTGCTGTTTTTTTCTTAACTATTACGGAACAGTCATACCCATAAGTTTTAACAGATGCTTCACTACAATCAAACCCAGCTATAATTAAATTATATAAAATTAATCCTGTATTCCATACTGTTAAATGTCCTCCTACTATTGAATGTTTCATAGGGGGAACTGATATTGCTAATACACCATCTTCTTCTAGGAGATTAAAACATTTTTTTAAGAAATGATTAACATTTAATTGATGTTCTAATACATGGGCCGCCCACAAACATTCAAATTTTCTTCCAAAATCTAGTGTATTAAAATCTCCTTGAAAATCTGATTCTAATATGTCTGTTGTGTAACACTCAACTCCATTATTTTTAAAGGCTTCAGCATACCTATTATCTCCGGCTCCCACATCTAAAGCATTTGTAAAAGAGAAATCTTTAATTAATTTATCAAATGTTGGTTGTGATCTTAATATATAATTTCCCATTAGTTTATTACTTCTAGTATTTTAGTTTTCTTTACTTCTACAACTCTAAAATTAGACATACCTTCATTATGTTTGTACATCTTAGCTTCTGCATCAGTTGCTGATACTGCTACTACTAAATATAATTCAGTTGTTTTTTGTATCCTACCTCTTTCATTCTCAAATTCATTTTGAGTTTTAATTTGCCAATATTCCATATTCTATTTTTTTAAATTAATTGTTTTTTAAATAATCTTGTATTGGGTCTGAATCTTTAGTTTCCCAAGGATATATAACCCATTCATCTCCTTCATGTGTTTCAGACCATATAGTAGGCTTAAAACAAGAGGTATGGGGTTTATAATGTAATACTGCTGTATAAACTCCAGGACCTTTATCTAATGTAACTCCCGAATCACATATATCATCAATTACTAATGTATTAGGACCTACTGCCCCTACATAAGGTAAACCTAGTTTATGTGATATTAATACTGCGGGGATTAACCCCCCTCTTGGAATACCATGAACTGAATCTATATTAGGTAGATCAAATTTTATTTTTTCACATAAAACATCAACTAATTCATTAGTATCTATCCAGCTTAAAATAATTTTATTGTGTACTGTTAACGCCATTTCTCTTATATGTTATGTCCTCCGTTATTAATTTTTAAACTATCAAAAAATTCTTTACGAGATAAATTATCGTTTTCTCTAAATACACCTGATGCTTTAGTAGTAACCATTGCTGCACCTTGGTGTTTAACTCCTCTACAGCTAACACAATTGTGTGTTCCAACTATAGTAACAATAACACCTTTATTCCCATCTGTGATTTTATCTACAGCATTATGGATAGCTGATGTTAATTGTTCTTGTATTGCTCCTCTACGACCAAATAATTCTACAATTCTATTTAATTTAGATAATCCAATTACTTGACCACCTTCTCCTGCAATATAACCAATATGAACAACACCTCCAATTGTTTGATGGTGGTGAGAACACATTGAAGTTAACGGTATATTACGTTCAATAACAATACCATCATAACCATCACTTGGGAATGATGTAATTGGAGACATTGCTGTGTAACGACCAGCCCATAAATCATTTACATATGCTTTAGCTACACGACGGGGTGTTTCCATTGAATTGGGATCATCTCTCCAATCACATTTTAATGCATCTAAAAATTGACCATAAGCTGTTTCAGCTTTATCAATCATTTTTAACTTTTCTTCATCATTGAAGGGAAATCCTTCAGCAACTCCATTTGCATAACCTACTTTTACTACTTCTAATTCTTCGTGAACTTTTCTACGTTTGTTCTCCATTTATATAACTTTTTAATTTATCTACTAATACTAATACTTCATCTGGTTCCATTGTTATGGCACAACAGACATTGATGTTCTCTTCTATTTCCCCTAATATACGAAGGGCTTCTTGCTTATCCACTATACTTCGCGTTGATCTTCAAAAGCGATAATATGAGGTCTCCAAGTCATTCTATAACCATTATCTCTAACCCAATCAAATAATACCGGATAAGATTTAAATAGTGCTTCTCTAGAATCTCCAGCAGGCATGAACCAGACTTTATGTTGTGGTACTTCTAGGATATTAATACATTCCATAATCTCGGATAATGCTCCTTCATCTTTACCGTCCCATACAGGTTTAATATGGTAATCAGAATGGTAATCAATTGATTGTTTTATTGCTTCATAATTAAGTCTAAACTTATTATGACGTTTTACCATTCTCTCATCTGTAATTGCTCCCTGAGGTGTTTCAACACCAACAACGGGGACAGAATTACTAAACTTGGGACTAATACTAAGTAAGTTAATAGGATAATCGGTAGGCAGAAAATGAGATCCCTCAGTTTCAATAGTAATGAATATGTTATTTTCATGTGCAAAATGTGTTAGTTCATTTACTAAAGCTCCATGCATTGTAGGAGAACCTCCAGTAAGCATCATTTCCTTAATATGAGGGTTTTTCTCATACATTGCAATAATGTCTTTAAAATTAAAATGTCCTTTTTCTGGGTGGATACTGGTATACCAAGAATCACACCAACCACCTTCACCGAAATAACATCTGTGAGTGCATCCTGTTGTTCTAATTACTACTGTTGGGTATCCTGCTCTTGATCCTTCTGATTGTACTGCAGTGTAGATTTCTACAATCGGGAGGTTTTTATCGTAATCCTCAATACGCTTTAATTGCTTGTGTTCCATATAATTTTTTTAAGTGGTTTTTTATTCACTATATAACTTTTATTCACTATAATAGGCAGCATTTTTTCCATGCTCCATAAACTTAACTTTTGTAACTTTTACTCTGCCCTCTGTTTCTGGGAAAATAAATTCATTTAATTTATCAAAAATGTATTCTGCAAATTTTTCAGCACCAGTAGCAGGAATAAATCTTACTTGAGCTACTCCAGCTTCATGCATTTGGGCAAAAGCGGCAGCATAAGGATCATCTTCAGCTACAATTATAGTATGATCAAACATAAAGTCCATCCATGCTTTAGGGGACATACCATCTATTGTTCCTTTGGCTCTTTTCATTCCTCCAAAATCCCAAACCCAATTTCTTTCATCTAAGTCACCTTCGAAATAAACTTTAAATGAAATACCGTAACCATGTACGAATCTACAGTGTGTGTCTTCTGCTTTCCATTGACGGAACACTGTACTAAACCCGTCAAATACTTTACTTGATTGAAATTTACCCATTATACCAATTTTTGATTTCTTGTATAGGTTTTACACCTACAATTCTAGATATTTCATTCCCTTGGGAATCTATTTTTAATAATGTTGGAACGTTTCTAATCCCAAATTTAGCTGATAAATCTGTATCGGTATCAACATTTACTTTTGTGTATGGTAAGCCACTTTTTTCCATTTGTGGTCCTAGCATTTTACAAGGTCCGCACCAAGGTGCACTAAAATAATATAACTTCATATTTTTATAATTTAAACTAATTCTTCTCCTATTCCTACTATTTCACTTAATATAAGTAAAATAATTGCGGTATCCAAACTAAACCATAAGGTTCCGTACCCTAAGATACGGATCCCTGATTTAATGAAAGAAATTTGCTGGTGTTTTTTTGCATCAGGTAATTCTTGTTTTTTCATAACTTTTTTAATTTTTAAATAGTACGGTGTCTTCTCATACTATCCCATTGTACTTTTTTAGTTTTACTTAGTAATCTAAGATTATCAACCCTTTTATTCAAGTTGTTTCTCTCAGAATTTAACTGAGTATTACCATTTTGTGTTGCATTCATTACTTTTTAATTTATAATTTTATTGGTAATTATACGTATTCAGCAAGAACTTTCTCAACATGAGATTTTGCAACTTGGTAACTAACTACACCTGTTTCATCAGCATATCCAACAGGATCAGGTCTACCCAATTTAATAAAGGCCTCAATACGTTCTACTGAGGAAGCTGATTTATAATCACTATACCATTCGTAAGCATTTGTTTCAGGTCTACTGTATACTTTGATTGGCTTATAAGAGGTATTTGTTCTTTTATAAACTTCATCAAAATCAATACCTAATACTTCACATAACTTTTCTCCATCTTGTAATATACCAAACTTATCAGTATCTAAATAAGGAGTAAAGTAACCTACTCTATCAGCATCCCAATTACCCATTCTAAAAGCTGCATCATCTGCATCTCTAAATTCTTGTCTACAATCAGGATAAACGGCATGATCACCAGCATGAATACCTAAAGCAATATCACAAACGTCTTCTGTTCTATTTGCTACAGATAAAGCAACTGCTTGAGTAATTGAAGCAAACATTTTGTTTCTGTTAGGAACAACTGTTTCTTTCATATTATCTTGCTCATAATGTCCTTCAGGTACATCATCTCCACCTTCTACTAATGCAGAATCTAGTAAATCTACTAATCCATCTAGTTTAATTTGACGATAATTTACGTTATGACCTTTACTTGCAAGGTAATCAATTAAAGATTGAGCTCTTTCTAGCTCTACTTTATGTTTTTGACCATAGTCAAATGAGATACCTGTTACTGTATCATACTTCTCGATAGCTCTTAACAATAGGGTGCTGCTATCCATTCCACCACTTAAACTTACTACACAATGTGCCATATTTATTTATTTAATTTTTGCCAGGTATTTTGCGTATAGGCTAACGCTTGATTAAATTTACATTTTATGTATGATCGAACATACGAAAAGAAAGTAGAGAATCCAACCCCTCCTATAAGAAGTGTCCATAAATTTGGATGATAGTGCTCTCCACAAAGACCTAATGCGTGTTTTATAAATTCTGCCATATCTTTATTCTTCTACAAATTCTGGTTCACTATAATCGTCAATTGGTTTATCTCTTACTAGATCCCAATCGGCGTTATCTATAATCTCTTGTTGGAGATCTTCATCACCTGTTTTCCACTGTGCTAGTTCTTCTTCTGTTAGCACGTATTCTTCCCATCTGTAATTACAGTAGTTTACATTTCTTGTTAACTTTGCCATAACTTATTTATTAAAAATTTCTTCTATTTTAAAATATTCATCTAAAAATTCTTTAGTATATAAAAATACTTCTGTATTATTAAATTCTAATAACCTTTTTTTATAAGGTTGTTTTTTAAGTTGTGCATAAGCATTAACTTTTAATCCCGTCCCGTTTTTATCGGCGTGACCTTGGTAATCATAAAGTGACATCATAACTATTTGGTTTTTAAATTATTAATTTCTCTAAATTTAGTTGTATTATAAAGTATATCTAAGTAATTTATATCTTCATATTCAATATCAAAAAAATCATTCATATTAGCTTCTGGTTTGTAATTCATACCATTACTACTATATCTAGTTCCATCTAAGGCTGCCATTATAGGATTTGAAGTATCAATTGATTCTATTCTTGATGGGAAACCATCATCATACCAACCAAATTCTTGTGGGATTGAACACCCTAATAAATGGAATTTAATATCTTTTAATTGTTTTAATTTTAATAGACCTTGTACAAATCGTACTCTACCTAATGCTTTTCCCATATCTGAGTTGGTGTGTGGGAAGAAATCGTTATACCAAGTAGCACCATAAGATACACATAATTTGTCATATCCTAATCCAGCTAATAGGTTAGCACATAGATACGCTTGGTTTTTATTTTCACCTTGAATTACAGCTGTAAGTTTGGTGTTTTTAGGATATTTAAATTGTCTCCAATACTTAGCTTGTGCCGCTGTTTGAGAACAATTCATCCAAACATCTGGTACTATAAATTCATTAGGTTTTAATTCATTAACCCAATATCTTAATCTATCATAATCATATGCTTCTCCTAATTCATGAAGTGAATTATCCATAATAACATAACGTCCTTCATCCCTAGCCTTTTCAAAATATTGTTTATATTCTTCATCTTGATCTAATAGATGAGGTAAACAATAATCATAATCATTAAAAACTTGTGATGCATTTAATAAACATCTAGGCACTTCGTGTGATACTTTCATTTATATAACTTTTTTAGGTCGTCCTCTACGCTTTAAGGGGTAAGGCATATGAACTATTTTATATTTCTCTTCTATAATATAGTAAAGATCCATCAGGGAACCACTACATTTTGAAATTTCTTCATAAACTTGTTCTTCATTACATCTAAAATGAACAGTAAATGCTTTTATTAACATTTCTAATTTACCATTTTCATCTTTTTCAAAATCTTCAAGCAAACGTTTTCTACGAGAACGTAATAGTGAGGTCTTTTCAACAAATTTACCTATATCATCCCCACATTCCTTAGCAATATCATTCATTTCATGCTCACACCAATCTGCTTGGTATTTGTAATGTGAATAATCAAAATCACCATTTAATATACGATCACGAAATGGTGATCTATTACACAAAGGTTTATTGGGGTTATCATACATTCGCCACCACCTAAAGGCATTATATGTTAGTTTACGTAGCTTAGAGAATTTCTTTTCTAATTGCTCTCTCGATGTTACGGGGCTATAAGGACTATTCATTAATAAAAAATCCACATTGAAACATAAAATAATACTGATAGTGTACTCATTAACACTATGGTTTCTACAAATTCTCTGGGGTTTTCCTTAATAGATTTAATAAATTCTTTCATGACCTTTATTTGTTTTTATTAATATACTTAAATATACGACTCCCCATTTGGGGAGCCTAATTTTTATGCTGCTGTTTTTTCAAAATGTTTAGCAACCCAACCATATTTTTCAATATCATCGGTATAAAACTCATCATCACCATACATGAAATAAGCATCAGCTTGATCTAACCACCTTAATGCTGTTTCTTTATCATCAGCACCTACTGATATTACATCATTAATGGCTTTATTTTCCCAAGCTCTTTCTTCAGCTGCTTGCTTTTCAGAAATCTCAATAAGATCATTAACGAAATCCTCTAATTCCTGGTTAGACCATTCATTAAATTTATACCCTCTAGGTCTAAACCCATTAACATCTTTGAATAGGTCTGAAACCCACACCATCACATCATTTCTATCTTCCTGATTTTTAATTGAAATTTTACTCATAACCTTGATTTTAATGTTGTGCCTAAT